ATTCTATCTATATTTTCTAGCATAAAAAAACCCCAAACTACAAATATATGTAGTTTGGGGTGGGCATTTTGTAAGTAATTTATACTACAAAATCTTCGCGATCAGGGTCGTAAAAAAGTCCATCGCAAACTGTCTTGCAACGTTCGACACGTTGCTCGTAGCACCAACCCGATAGTTGGTCAGAGCTGCCTTGACAGCCGCGAGGTTGACATCAACGTCTTCCCCGTTGAATCTTCTAACTACAAGGTCTGCATACCTATTCAGCAAAAGGTCGATGGCATTGCGATCTCCCTCACTGAAGTTGTCCAGGACAGTCTTAAAAGCGTCCTTCAAGTCGATGAGTAGCTTACTGGAATCGACGTTCATCACATATCCTTGAGGGCAGTGTTAATCCTGAACTTCCAGCTATCGACCAGCATCTTCTTGTCAGTCTTAAGCTCTTCAGTATTTTCAGGATTATTTTCGATGCCGTAAAGGACATCTGCCTCTAAAAGATTGTAAGTATCACGATCAGCCTTGACGTAATCCTCACAGCAACAGGAAGTGAGGCTAAATGCCAGAAGTGCGACTAGTGCCTTCTTCATGCTTCACCTCCCGAAGTCTTGTTGCCATCTTCGTAGGCAATCCCAAGGATAATGCTGGAGAAAAGAATTAGCACTCCCATAATTTGCTCTTCCGAGATCGGCTTTCCGAGCAAATCGTTTGCAACTACTGTCAAAACGCCAGCCACACCCATTAGAAACTTCCTGCTCTGTAGCAGGAGTTTGATTGCTGTTATCATCAGTCATCCTCGTTTGAATTCAGTGACTTGAGGTAGGGGTTATCCTCCTCTTCTTCATGGCTCTCAACACGCACAGATGCGCCCGTGACGATTGCCATATACTCGTCTGCCAGTGCCTTCACTTCGCTCAGATCCTCGTCCTTGACCAGACCCTGAATGTCGTGAAGCTCACTACGGAAAGAAGCGATGCGCTTTGCAGAGCCCAGAGGAGAGCCCTTGAGCTTCACAGAGGACTTGCTGTAATCAGGGTAGTCTCCGTTCATCGTCTTCTCGATCTTGAAGTCGTGACCGTCCTGTGGGTCGAGCATGAACACACCGCTCTCATCGAGTTCGAGCAGGTCAGCAATGATCTTGTCCATCAGCTTCTTGCCGACAGAAAGAATCTTGATCTCGTCCGTCTTACGGGACAGAGCGTTCATGTAGAACCGAGGCTGCGGCTTGATCTTCATCGCCATCTCGGAGAACTTGCTGCGTTGGCCCTTTGCCAAGTTCAGCGAGTTGTGCATCTTCCAGATAGCGAAGTAAGCATCACACAGAGGGCAAGGCTTGTTGTGGGTCTTGAGGCAGTGGACATTGCGAACACTGTTGCCCTGTGGGATGCGGTGAATCTTCGTTTCTGCAAAGAAACGTTCTTGCTCATCCGCACCAGGAAGGATGCGGATATCGTTGGGTCCAACGCTCAGTTGGAGATACTTCTCAAGGAAGTCGGTGTTAGCCGGAGCATCGCCCCGGAGTTCTTGGTGCTTCTTACGCAGATAATCGAGTGAAACCATCGTGTTCTCCTATAAAGTGGGTGGTTGTGGGGACATTATAGCACGACTTGAGCCAAATCTCAAGACGAGTATAATTTCTTTTCGTTTCTCGTGTTTGCAGAAATCTGAACTACCATATCCTTTTTGTATTCAATAGTAGTCAGTAAGTTCTTTACTAAGTTGAATTTTGTGGTTGCGTCTAGATACTCAACCCTCTTCACTATATAGCCAGGAGCCAAGATAACTTCTGCATCGAGAGTCTTCTCAGTGATCTTAGCTCCCTGCTTCTTCATGTTTTCTCGAATCTCCTTACGGAGTTGAGCTTCTTGTTGATCTAACTCTACTTCAGCTAGATCCATGGCGTGCTTTGCTTCTCCAAGAAGCATGGCAACGTATCCATATATAGCAGGAAGTTGATTCAGGGTGTAATCTAAACCAGAATTATCTAAGGCTACAAGAGATGCGATGATATTCTTCATATTCTCTTTTTTAATATCATCGAGAGTTAGGATGTAAAAGTAATTTGTGCTCATGGCTGAGTTTCATTCTCCGGTAATTTGTAGTATCGTAAAAGACCTTTGTAACTCGAATCCCTCACAATTTTTTGTCCTGCCTCTATCCTTTCAACAATTTGATTAGGATATTTCATATTAGATAATACAATACCTAATGTAGTATCGTGAGTAGCTACATATCTCCCATCTCCGTTATCAACCCAATTTAAACTTTCTGGGTCAATAAACTGCCAGATGCCGTATCTATACTCACTTACTCCATTTTTTTCTGAGGCGACACTATACCCATAAAAATCTGATATGTTTTGATTATCATCCATTATGCACTGCCGTTCATCTGTTCTAACTTAGTCTTGATCTCCTCCATGTCGGAAACAACCTCTGCGTGTGCAGACTGCTTCATAACAAGAGTAGTATAATCAATGTCCATCATCACAATATAACGCTGCTTGGCATCGCGTGCCTTCATGACGTAGACACGAGCCTTGCCTTCCTCATACTCAGCATCAGTCTGGTTGAGGCTGATAGCAAAATCTGCTACTCGGATCTTGCCGTAAGAATCTCCTAGCTGTGCGTCGGTGATAATCTGCACCTTCTTACCATCACGGTTAGGCTGCGTGGCTGTCCAGACCAGGATCTCGTGCTCTACAGCAAGACCACGCAGTTCTTCAGCAATCCGCTGCTGTGCGGCATACTCAGAGTCGATGTTACGGACAGGACGAAGCAATTCGAGATAGTCTACAAAGATGACATCAGGCTCGAAGTTCTCCATGTTCTTGAGGTTATAGAGAAGAGTCCTGATCGTCTGAACATTAGCAGCACCCGTAGGGAACTCCTTGATAATCAGGCCACTCTCTGGGAAGTGCTTCTTGAACTTCCCAAGAGTCTGCTTGAGTCCGATAACCGCAGTAGGATTCTTGAGGTCATTGCTTGGGATTCGAGAGATAACAGAGTCGAATCGTGCAGCAACCTTCTCTTCACTCATTTCCAGAGAAATGTAGAGAACCTTCTTGTTCTGCATCATGGTCGTGACAGCTTGATTGACCAAATACAGAGACTTACCAACACCAGGAGGGGCCACAACGTAGCACAATTCTTTTGGTGAGTTACCACCTTCAAGGTTAGCAGTAATCGTCTTCAGCACCGTAGGATACTTGACAACACCACCGTCCTCCCTGTTCTTGTATCGCTCAATCATCGTCGAGAAGTATTCCTTCCCGATATCAACATGACGAGAAACAAGAAGAGCCTTACGAACGATCTCTTCTACTTCCTCAAGACGTTCTTGCTCAATAAGCTCGATAGAATCACGAATAGCATCCTTGAGTGATTCACGCTTGGCGAATGACTCAGTGATATCAAGATAATAGTCTGGGTTGTCCTTGTAGGACTCATCCAGGGTAGCGATCTCTTCTAGCTCTTCTCGAATCTCGGAGGCATCTGCCTTGTTGCGAACACAATACTCCACGATGACATCATCATTGGGGAGCTTGTGGAACTTTCTGAAATACTCAAGAGTTGCCTTGTAAATGTGCTGATGTGCTTCTGATTCGAAGTATTCAGCCTGAATGATGTTTTGGGTTTGAACAATGAAGTGTTGCTCGTTCTTGGCGAGGTTGAGGATGCCTCGCTGAATATTCTCAGGGAACTTGTAGCTCATACTAGGTTATATACCTCAGTCGTTTCGAATTTTAACTCTCTTGCTAGCTTCTTTTACTAATTCTTTCCCAACTTCTTTTTTGGCAGAAGCATCTTTATCAGACAGTTTTCTTATCATACCTTTCTTATAGGCATGATCTTCATCTAAATACATTTTTTTGTAATGTTGATGCCCCTGACTCATATTTTCTTTTGAGCCTTTGATAGAATTTTCTAAAAACTGATTAGCTGTATCCTTATCCATCCCATACTTAGAATACTTCTCAGCTCTAGATTGATTTACGTAGAAGTCTGGGCCAACAAAGTGGAGAGCAGGTGCCGTCCAGCACCTGTTCCCCATCTTGCCACATTGTGGACACTTACCCTTCTTGGGAGGGTTGTCCATAGACCTTTCTACCTCCCAATAGATTTCGCAGCTATCGCATTCGATTTGGTAAGTTGCCATCAGCCGCACTCACCTCCAATCTTGCACACCTCAGCAGAAGCATTCTCTGTAGTATCGCTTGCAAAGCCATACTTGCGAATGTTTTCTGCGGTGGTGGGGATTGCTTGGAGTGGTTCGTTACCCTTTGATCCTGCACGATAGATGGTCAGACCCTTGAGTTCTGGCATGTAGTTCAGAGCATCGTTTACCAGATCTACTGCGTTTGCTTCTTCTGGTAGGTTGATGGTCTTTGAGATGGCTGAATCAATGTGACGTTGCCATACTGCTTGAACTGCCATGTGCTCTTCGGGAGTGACATCATATGCACCAACGAAGTGCTCAAGTGGCTTGCGTGCTTCGAGATACTCCTTGAAGAGCGGATCGAGAACAACCTCCTGAGCCCAGGTATTAGCCTTTCTAAAGCGACGGAAATACATGGGTGCGAAGATAGGCTCGATGCCCGAGGAGACGCCCAGGACGATCGACGTGGTGCCTGTGGGGGCAGACGTTAGCATGACCGCATTGCGGATGCCATGCTTCTTGATCAAGAATCTAATCCGAGCAGGAAGTTGCTTGGCGAAGCTCTCATCAAGATACTTCTTGGAATCGAATGCAGAGAATGAACCCTTCTCCTTAGCAATGTAGATGGAGGTCTTGTATGCCTCATCACGGAAAGTCTGTGCCAGACGCTCAGTGAACTCTAAGCATTGTTCAGAACCATATTTGATACCAAGCTTGATAAGCATGTAGTGGTAACCGAGAACACCAAGACCAATACGACGAGACTTGTGTGCAACCTCACGAGTTTCCTGAACAGGATAGGTGTTCACGTCCAGGACATTATCAAGGAAACGAATACCAGCACGGACGGCAGCAGCAAGACGCTTCCAGTTGAAGTTGCCATCTTCGTCAACCATGTTTGCAAGGTTAACGTGACCAAGGCAGCAGTTACCATATGATGGGAGTGGAATTTCACCACATGGGTTGGTTGCAGCCATGTTCTCAAAGTAACTAACGTTGGTATGGGTGTTAGCCTTTGAGACATTGTAGATACCAGGATCACCTGAACGAACAGCGTTATCCCAGATTAGTGCAAACAGTTCCATTGCCTTGAGTGGGTGGAGTTCGAAGTTCTCGAACTGATCACGGAAGTCCTCAAGGTAATGTTGCTTGGCACGCTCTTCTGCGTCAGTAGGAGAGAGACCGACAACACGAACCTTGGTGCGGATCTTCTCACCAGTGTCTACACCATTCTCGTCAAGCTTTGGAGAAACACGATCACCAACATAGATGTAATACTTTCTGTTGTGGAACGTGAAGTGCCAGTCCTCACCGTTTTCACATGCCTCAATGAAGCGATCGGTGATACCAACAGAAATGTTGAAGTTCTCTAGTTGGTTGAGGTCTAGCTTAACGTGGAGGAATTCAAGGATGTCTGGGTGAGTTACGTCCAGAATACCCATGAGTGCCGTGCGACGGTTCTTACCTGCACGAACGTGGTTGCCGATCTCGTTAATCATCTTCATGACCGAGACCGAGCCAGGAGCGGAGTTACGGATGTTCTGAATGTCATCACCCTTTGGACGGATCTTTGAGAAGTTGAATCCGATACCACCACCTGCACATGAGATCTTATACATATCCTGAATCGTCTTGCCAATAGAGGCAACAGAGTCGTCAGGAACAATCACATAGCAGTTGAGCAGGTTGTAAC